CGGCCCTTGGGTTGGGCCGGTCTCGCAGTGCACCACCCACGCAACAAGCGTGAACTTTCTTAACAGAAAGTTGCTATCCAAAGGAGCATCCATGTTCATCAAAGAAGGAACAACCAAGAGCAGATCGCTCGAGGCACCCCAGTGGTCCTTAACCGGATACTGGCGTAACCCCGCCTCTCCGCCAGTTCCCTGGCAGAAGGAAGGGTCGTTACGTTCCAACTTTGGTGGGACTCAGGTTACTGAGTCGGATGGCAATCGTTGGCCTCTTCCAAAAGGAGGAGACCTTCAAGATCACGGTTCGGAGTTTTTCTCCATAAAGAAGGAGGTAGTATCTGGACCTCGGTTCAAATACATCAACTTCTTTCGCAAGCCAGTTGCGGGTCATGGTTCCGCGGAGCATATGCTCTCGGGGAACCATATCGCTAACTGTTTTGTGACCGTGAACTCTGGTAATGAGATGGGTAAGCCGGTCTTGCCCTTAAGGTTCAACTTTCCTCCCGACCTGTCCTCTACGAGGGCACAGTTGGAAGTTAAGGGAACTCAGGCGATTGCGGCTTGTCAGCCCACCAACCAGATTGCCAATGCGGCTTCTTTCGTTGGAGAACTCATGCAAGATGTACCCGCTATACCAGGGGTGCACTTGTGGGAGTCTCGCCTTCGAGCTGCAGAAGTTGCAGCTCGCGCTTCAGGCGAGTTCCTGAACGTTGTGTTCGGGATTCTACCAACTGTCGGTGATATGGAACTCTTTTTGAAAGGGGTCCACAAAATCGACAAGGCAGTCGACCAGTTCGAACGTGATTCAGGTCGAGTTGTCAGAAGGAAGTTCACATTTCCCGTGGAACACTCTGAAACCGAGACGGACATTTCCGGAGGGGTCGATGGATCAGGATGGATAATCTCGCCCGCAGGGATCGAAATGATCTCTGGGTCGAGTCCATTCTTCCTTTACCCCTTCGTTAGTCCTAACCTCGGCGAAGGAGTCCCGGGCTGGCGTACCATGCGTACTAGGACCATTGAACGAAAGACTTGGTTCTCTGGTGCTTTTACCTACCATCTCCCGAGTGGATATGACACCCACTCGAAGGCGGATCGGCGAAAGCTCATGGCTCGTCTCTACGGAGCGAACCCTGATCTGAACACGCTGTGGCAGCTAGCACCGTGGAGCTGGGCCGTAGACTGGTTCAGCGATGCAGGTTCCTTTGTGAAAAACCTGCAAGCGCACATCAGCTACGGTACGGTTCTGCGATATGGGTATATCATGGAAACTACTACCGTGACAGATACCTTTTTCGCGGGTGACCCCGGTCAAACTTACCGGGACTGGCAGACGTTTCCGTCTACCTTCCCCACCCCCTCGCCCGTTACACTTCGAACGACTGTGAAGAAACGGGTCAAGGCGAACCCCTTTGGATTTGGCCTTAGCTGGGAGGGATTGTCTACCCTCCAGCAGGCCATAGCCGCAGCTTTGGGAATATCCAGAGTTGCGAGGTAGGTCCACTGCAAACCACGTACAAGGAGTACGCTTTATGTTTACGGAACCTCTTTCCCTCACACCTGGCGCGAGCTTCGACGCTGGTGCTGTAAGTCTGCCCCGGATTTCCAACCAGGGTATGACAAGCATCTACCAGGCGCCGTGCTCCGTCAACGCGGGATCGATCCTGAAGGTGACTGCGTCCCATCAACTGGGTCGCCGTTACCGTCGGGTCCTTCGCTGTGACTACAGCGACAACGCCGGGACCACGCTCGTCTCGGGGAATTCGGCGCCTCGTAGCATGTCTTGCTACGTGGTGTTCGATATCCCTTCGATCGGGCTGTTCTCGACGACGGACCAGCTGGCGCTCTTCAATGGCCTTAAGGGCACATGGAGTGCGTCAACCGATGCGCTGATCAAGAAGCTTCTGGCCGGCGAAAGCTAGCCTTAACTTCGAGATCAACCCACGTCTCGGTTGGTCAGGAGTAAACGTAAAGCTTAGGATGAGTACCTCTATTAGGAGGATTCATGAAAAGCCTAACGTTGCTCTGGAATACCATCGCTGCTCAGCTTGCGGTGGGATGTCGCACTAGCGTCCACCACGACATTAAAACTGTCGAGGTTCGGTCGAAGAATGAGGGGTTATCGTTTCTTACGATCACCCTGCCTGGCTTTGCAAAAGACTTCGAAAGGAGTCTCGAGCTCGGCCGGATCGACGACGCCGCGTTCTCCTCTTTCAGGAGGCGCGGGAGTCTCCCGGTATTTCTATCGGGTTTCTCTCGTCTCATCTTCGATCGTACTAGTGGCGTCCTACTCGATGAACCCAATGTCCATGCGATTCAAGCCATTCGGCAGTTAACACTGCTGTTTAGCAAGATTCTAGTGGATTGCAGCGATAGGCGGAAACGCCTCGCGCTGCGCGAGTTCGTCGAGTGTGAGCACGAAGTCCGGACCAGGGCGGAGGGTGAGTTTAATCACTTTGCCCAAGTCTCTGGTTTGTTGTTTGGTAGCCTATTCTCCAAGATCGATCTTCGGATCTTTCAAGGAGACATGTTGCCAAAGCATGGTCCTGGCGCTACGGCTGACTCTCTAGTTGGGAATCAGAAGTACGTCCAGATGCAATGGCCATGCCGCCTTGAACCGTACTTCCCTTACGGGGAGATGGTTCTACCCAACTGGTCCTTCTGGGATCAGTTGGAACAGGTGGACTTCGTCGAACCTGGTGCGGAAGTGCCCGTAAAGGTCACCTTCGTACCTAAGACGATGAAAACTCCCCGGATTATCGCGATAGAGCCGACTGCGATGCAGTATGCACAGCAGGCGGTTCTCCGCTTGATCCGAGAGGAGGTTAAGCGTAGTAAGCTCAACCTCTTTATCGGACTTGATGACCAAACGCCTAACCAGCGCTTGGCTCTCGAGGGATCCATTTCTAAGGATCTTGCAACACTCGACTTGAGTGAAGCTTCCGATAGAGTATCTCATGAGATCGTTTCCCTTCTACTCGCCCGACATCGTCATTTCCACGACGCGGTCATGGCTTGTAGGAGTTCTAGCGCTCTCCTACCTGGAGGGGACGTCATGTCTCTCTCCAAGTTTGCGTCTATGGGTTCAGCCCTCTGTTTCCCGATCGAGGCCATGGTCTTTCTAACGGCCATCTTCGTAGGGATTCAAGCGGACTTAGGACGTTACTTGACCAGCAGGGATATTAACTCCTATGCTGGTAGGGTGCGTGTCTTCGGGGATGATATCATTGTCCCCGTCGACCATGTGCGCTCCGTGATGCGTTCCCTAGAGTACTTCGGTCTCAAGGTGAACGAACGCAAGTCCTTCTGGAATGGCAAGTTCCGGGAATCTTGCGGGAAGGAGTACTACGATGGAACAGACGTTTCAGTTGTCCGTTGCCGTCGAGTTTTTCCCTCGTCACGGAAGAACGTCCAGGAGATCATTTCACTGGTATCACTCAGGAACCAGCTCTTTCGGGCTGGTCTTGAAGAACCGGTGGATCTTCTTGATCGTCAAGTGCTCAAACTACTCGGGCACTTTCCGTTCGTTGAAGAGACATCTCCTGTACTTGGTCGGCTTAGCTTTGATCCTGTACTCACAGGTACGAAGCTAAGAAATGGCATCCCCATGGTTAAGGGATGGCAAATACGACCCGTGATCCCTGTTAATGAGATCTCGGATTGGCCGGCCTTGCGTAAGTGCTTGGACCAACTTCACAGAAGGTCCATGGGCGTGAACTCCTTTTCATCGGAGAACCCGCTGGGCGAGATTGCCACCTCGTCCGATCACTTACGACGTTCTGGACGTCCCCGAGTCGTCGACATCAAACTCGGGTGGGGCCCTGTTCGCTAAGCGAGCGGGTCTTTTGCTGCTCTATGCAGACAAAAGGGGGGAGCCAAACCTAGGAGGTGCGGCCTTTGCCGCGTCGTCTTCACTCTCCGGCAGATTTCCGAGACAATCGGAAACACGCCGGCGTGTAAGACGCCTTTCGG